CGGCAGCAGCTTCAAATAATTTGTTTGTTGCCATTAGGAATCTCCTTTATGTTATTCTATTTATAAAATTAAAGTTTTGACATGAATCTTTCAAATAGTTTGATGGCAACTTCTTCAATTTGCTTCGGAGTTGCCTTTCTGATTTGTTGTTTAGCGTGATCAATGTCAATTTCTACAAAACGCCCCTCAACAAACAACCATTCTTTATTTTCCATGATTCCATTGACAAAAGCACCGGGAGCAGATGGGTCTGCTACAATATCTGCTGCTGTTGCCAATTTGAAATCACTTTGTACTTCGTTAATACCTTGTTTATTTGGAGCGAGAGAACCCATTCCTCTTGATGAAACACCAAGACTTACACCAGATTCAATCATATTTTTGACAATTGTTCCGTATGGAGTATCAAGAATTCTTGCTTTTCCAACGTAACATTCTCCAGTATCTTCAAGAGAAACTATCAGATGTGAAGCACGTTCAAGATTGATTGATGGTGTGTCTGGATGGCCAAGTTCGCCCAGAGCACGTTTAGTTTCTACATACTCTTTAATATATCTTTTTACTTCTGGTTCCATAATTCGCTTTGAATAAAATCTGTTGTTTCTATTCGGACGATCATAGACAAGCATCGGGCCTTTGATATACAAGAATTTTTTACCATCTTCCGTTGCTTCGGTCAGATAGTCTACCTTTTCAATTGTTTCGGTTATTAGTTTCATTTGAGATATGTGTCCTTGATGAATGTTTCGTTTTTGGTAACTTCCATCCAAAGTGTTCCGCCAGTAACGATGGTAACAACGATATTTCCAGTTGAACCATTTGCCAGAACAGAACCCATTTCATCAAGAAGAATACGTCCACTTGAGTAAAGACTAGCAACAGTGTTTGGAGTTGCACCACGGGCGATTTGAATGTAACCGTTGGATGACCAAAGAAGTTTTCTGATCGTTGCGCTATTGACAGTTTCAAATGCTGTATTGGTAGACAAGTCACTTAACTGAATCGTATAAGTGCCAGCGCCCTCACAACGAATGACTGACTTAGAACGCATATTGTTTGTGATATCATATGACATTTATCGTATTCCCATAGATTTTCTGCGGTTCATGGAAATTCTTCTTTTCATGAGAACTCTCTGTAGTTTCGCACGACCTTTTGATTTCCAATACCTTTTTAGTTTTCTTGTTTTATTAATTCTTTGAATCGCTGTAATTCTTTTTAATCTAGTTCCCGCTGAACCAACAACTCTGTATCCTTTAATGGCAGATTTGCGTCTATTTCTTTGAACTACAATTCTATTTTTAGTATTTCTACGAATTCTTCTACGAATCTTCTTTATTCTTCCCATCTTTACGATGTTTGTAGACACTGGTTTTGATTCGTCCAATTCTTCAACTTCTTCATATATATCTGACGCAATATACTTCTTAAATTCTTCAAGACGTTGCATACGAATTTCATCAAGTTTTTCATTGATTATTTTTTTTGCTTCGGTCAATTGACCATTGATAATCATATCAATTAGATTCATTTCTTTTCTGAATGATGTTTAGCAAATGCCAACACTTTATTAAAATGATCTTTAGATTTTACGGCAAGGTCAATGATTTTTTTCTTGTTTTCATCATTTAATTTATTATGAACTTTTAGAATTGCATCAGCAGTGTCATAATCTACTGAAGATGATTTTCCGTCAGAATGAAGAATTTTACCATTTTGTTTGGTTTTCTTAATGGTTTCCAATTCATTTATAGCATTTTCTTCTAAAGTCATTTTGATTGAATTTGGATCAACAGATTCAACCTGTACAAGTCCAACATCACCACCAACTTCATAAGGAACACTAATATATCTTTTTAGACGTTCGCTCCAATATAATGCTACTCTGGTATTATTTGGATACATACGAATTGCTTTTCTTTTTAGAACCAAAGTAAACGGAGGTTCATTTTTGATGCCATTTGTATTTACTTTAACATCATCACTCTCTTTGAAAGATTTGATTTTTTGATTATCAACTTGATCATCATCTGATGAATCATCTTTAGCATATGTCAGATCACCGACTTTAAATCTATGTGCTCTAATCTTACGCCCATCTGAACTCAATTTAAAATCAGCAGTATTGTGCATACCTTCACTCAATGATTCTTCTCTAACTGCTCTGCGTGTATGTTGAAAAATTTGTTTATTGTTGGATATTAAATCAACCATTCTGTTAAACAAATTTTGCATAATAGCACGATCTGCACTATTAAATTGAGGACGTTCTTCAGTCATCTTTTCCAAGATTCTATGTAAGCGCATGATCTGCGCTTTGTTAGCAAGACCAGCACGAACAAGCATATCAAACTTGGAAAAGTCCTCTTTTTTTTCTTCTTCTAGTATGAGCGTTTTAAATTGATCTAGAGATTTCATATTTTTACTTTGTTAGACGATCAACTGCCTTCAATACACCAGTTTGTCTTTTCCAACCATTTTTTTGAAAATCTTTAGCAATTCTGGCATATCTTTCTTTCTTTTCTGGTTTAATGGCACGACTAGAATCCGCTTCCAACTTACCCTGAACGATTCCATTAATTCTAGCATCTATGGTTGCACTTTTCACATACTTACCCAACTTTTCCTTTGACAATTCATCCAACTGTTCATAATCCTCAGTCTGCATGAATGCTTCAATTTCTTCAGGAGTAAAATCTTCCAGATTGAATTCTGTTTCTTCTCCAACGGTTACTGGTTCTGAAACACCAGCATCAGTAATACCAGAAAATAGAGTTGTTGCTAGGTCTTGTTTCTTTGCTTCCAGTGCTTCAAATGCTTTTGCAGAAAGAATGGAATCAACCAATTCTTTTGCACTAACATTATCACCTGAACCGATCATATCAATAAATTGTCTCGTTTGATTCATTGTAAATCTCCTTTATTTTTTTTTATTTATATTAGATAAACTTTTCTCATATGCAGCATCCAAATCTGGAGTCAGAGATTCCTGTTCATCAGAATCAACAGTATTATCTTCTGGTGGTTCATCATTTTGTTCTTGTGGAACTTGATCATTTGCTGCCATTGCCTGTTGTTGTGCTGGATTTGGAGGTTCGCTATCTATTTGTTTTTTCATTTCACGAATTTCTTCGTCTGATTGATGAAGAACATTTTTCTTAACCCATTCTTCTGAATAATAACGACCAACATAAGGATCAATCATATTCAAAGTATTCAGGCGTTCTTTAAGAAGTTCTGTATCTTTTAGTTCAGCGAAATTATTGTCTTTCTTAAAATCATAGGAAATGAATCCCTTGAATTCTTCCCATTCTTCAACCGTACAAATTCCCTTTAGGGACAATTGAACCTTTAGAGCATCTGTGAAAATGTTAGAAAATTTAGTGCGTAGTTTGCTGATGAATTTGTTAAACTTCAATTCATCGCGGGTAACTTCAGTTGTACGTCCGATACCAGCAAAACCACCACCTTGCGGATCAAGTCTTGAATATGGAACGTTCATTGATTGAAGCAATTTCTTTTGAAAATACAGCACATCATCCATCTGACCAAGGTTTTGACCAGCGGGAAGTGTTGTAATTTCCGTTCCCTTTCCACCTTCACGGCGAGGCAACCAGAAATCTTCAAGCATAGACATATGCTTACGATCATCACGCAACTCACCCGTATTTGCGTCATAAACCATTTTGTTACGATATTTGATCATGACATCACGCAAATACTGTTCTGCTTTACCTTTTGGAAGATTGCCTACGTCAATGTAAAAAATGCGGCGTTCAGGTGCGCGAGATAAACGGTAAATAACCACTGCATCTTCAACCATTCTTAGTTGGTTTAGTGGTTTGATCGCTTTATGAAGAAATGAAATAACAAATGTGTTCTTGGCATCCATCAGACCAGAACTGACATTGATGATAGAATCTGGTGCAATTCTTAAACCAGTATTTGTTCCAGCAGAATACATCTGTGCTTGTGTTCCACGATCATTGTACATATAGTACTCAGCAATGGATTTGATGATTTCAGCACCAGTTTTAGGATCACGTTCCTTCATGATTTCACGAACTTTACGAATTTTTCGTGGATCAATAAAACGTAATTCTTGAATTCCTGTTTTTGGTTGTTTTTCATTTACAATAATATGAAAATATATTCTTCCGTCAATATACCAACGGCGGAAAATATCTTCAGCGAGTGATTGAAAATTCATCAACCTAAGAACATTCTGAAATTCTTCTTCAATTTTCTTTTTAATTGAATCTGGTTGTTTTAGATTATCCAAAACAATATCTACAATTTTGCCTTTATCGTCATGTGTAATCGCTTCATCTACAATCTCAGTAATTGCAGAATCGCACTCTGGATGATTAGACATTTCACGATAACGAGTAATCAATTCTAACTCATTACGTGCAGAACCTTCTAAATCTACATATGTCCCATAATGGGCGTTTTGAGTGATGTTAATTGCGCCAT